AATGTAGTTACATCATCTGCAACACCATCAATTACATCGCCATTAGCTGAGTCAGCAACAGCGTCTTTACGAGTACGACCACCACGTTCGTTTACGAACAATAACATCTTCGCAGATACTATCGCACCATCAGTAAGCAGTTTTGCTAACTTATCTAGTTGGTTTAAATCTTGGTAGTAATCTTCTGCGTACGGTCTATGGTACTGGTCGCCAGTCATCCATGTCCAACCTAAATAACGGAACGGTAAGTCATCGTAGTTTTTATACGACTGTTCTTTACCAACCAGTTCTCCTTGAATTTCTTGAGTTACTATCCACTTGTCAGACTCGGTATCGAGTGTTGCCATCGTATATAAATCGTATTCATCTGCTATCTCCTTAGGAGTAACATCTTTCGGTAAGCGTTTAAGCTTCTCTACGAAACACATTTGTACTGGATAACCCTGAGAGTCAAGGTCAACAACGAATGATTGCAGTGGATGTATCATTACACCTTTTCTACCATCTTTCTTCTTCTCGACAATAACAGAACCAACCACAAGTAGTTGAATGATAAGGTCAAATAGTGTTGAACGAACTTGCTGTAACTCAATCTCTGCATTAACAATAGAAATATTTGATGACAATGCTTGATAAACTTTAGCAATGTTCTCAGGACTTCCTTGCGTTAAAGCTTGAAGCTCCTCAGGTTTGGGTACATACCTAAAGCTTGAAGTTGATGGTGGAAGTAAAGCCATGCCCATCTTTGCTTTTAGTGTGTTGATTAATCTACCACCGTAAGACTGTGATGTTGAGTCAGTCATTGCTGTTGTCCCAGTATCAGAGTCCTCACGGATTACATAAGGCAGAGTAAGTTTAGCTATAAGCTTTGCTCTATCCTCGTATTGTGACCTATCAGACTCTAATGATGAGTAGAACTCTGATGGTAGTTGTGTGTCAGTTGGTTCAGCCATAGCTTATCCTTTTATAATTTGTTTCATATATGCTATCAATTTAATGGCAGCGATGTATTCAAAGCGTTCTTTATCAGTCAGCTCTTCAATCATCAAAATCTCATTAGGAAACTTTGCTTCAAGCTCTTTGATTAATTCTTCTGCTCTCATCTAAACTCCTAGTCCAGTGGATGAGCCACCAGCATTGAGTCCAGTTTTAGCTGTACCAACCTGAGCTTGTGTCGGTGCTAGAAAGTCATCATAAGAACCAATCTCATCATCATCTCCATCTCCGAAACCAAACGAAGCTGTCTTAACTTCTGCACTAGCATCACGAATTTTCTTCTCGTTAATACGAGCTTCATTCTCTGCTTTGTCTTGAGCCTTACGAGCTTTATTTTGAGCTGACTTTTGTTGCTCTTGTGTGTAAACTGTACCCGCCAAACCAACTACGGTTGACGCTATAATAGCTCCAGTTGCTAATCCCATGTCATATTCCTTTAGTGTATGTTTTATTCGCAGAGTCAAAGACTCCACCGTAGATTACTGTTATGTGTCTAACCATAGACTCGACCTCAGACGAAAGGATAACCTTATCGTGCTGTCTAACTATCTTTTTTATATGCCTCATTGCTGAGAGTGGAAACTTGCCACCACTTGCTGAACCACTGTTGATAACGCATATACCATCTTGAACGTAATGGTTAACAATAACATCATCGTTGAATATTTCCGTAGCTCCAAGCTTAAAAGCAAGTTGCCAGTTAGGTGTCATTTTTTCGACACAAAACAAGTCTTCCAACTTCTTCATAGTTCCCCCTATCTGAGATTACTGTCTTCTCAGGAATTAAGTCCAATAGAACACTAGCTATGCCTTTACCTCGTTGACTCTTTGGCACATAAATAGAAGTAATTTCAGCAACTCTTATGCCAATGGTTTTCTTGTCCGTAACATTATACACAACATACGAACCATTTAGAGTTATTGTCTTGTAGTGAAATAGGTCGTTGATTGTAACCAGCACTGCTTGAAGCCAAGTTGTCTTGTGTGGAAGATTATGATTGTCACAATGTTCCTTACCAGCAAGATAATGACCTTTAACTACGCTAATTATATCAATCATTAATATCCCTCAATCTCAGTATTTGTTTCATTGCTTGAACACTCAAGCCTACTCTTACCCTCACAGTCACACTTGCATTTGAACCTATCAATGCTGTGTGTACAACCAGTCAAGACAACCATCGCTATAACAAGCAGTAAAATAATGACTACAAAACTAGCCCAGTGTCTTGGATACCACATTAAACTACCGTTAGCTTTTCATAAGCATAAATACCTATTGGCTCAAAGCGTGTAACATTGAATAATTTACCATTAGATGAAGCTACAAAGAATGTAGCTGACCTTTGAAGTGGTAGTGAATAACCATTCTCTGCAAGTACAGCATCAAGCTGTAATCTTGAGGGTTGGTTAGGTAAAGTGTTAGCCGAAGATAACTCCAATCTAAACTCGTTTGTCTCTAGTATATCTCTTAATTCAGCCATTACGACTCCTTATATGTGTGTAACGGGTATGCCGTTATGTGTAACTATCTCGCCATTATGTCTGACAAATGCTGGGTTAGACACCTCATTAATCTTTCTAACTTCTACTGTAACTGTTGCATCAAATATAGGTTGAACTTGACCATCTAATGATAATCTGTAAGCATTATCATTAGTTCTAAATGAACCAATAGTTCTATATATGTGAGTTCCAACTGTTAAATCTTCGTCATAAATAATAGCATCCTCAACATCGAATATGTCATTCTTCTCAATAGCACTAACATTCAATGTACCACTAATTACTTCAATAGTAAATATAACCTCATACATATCTCCGATAACTACTGGGTTAATAATTGGATTAACAATAGGTTGATAATATTGGTCAGAAGCTATCTCGTGATGTATAGTTGCAACATTATCTACCCAAGTTATAGTATTACCAGTTCCAGTAACAGTATCGCCATAGCCAGTCACATCAGCATTCACAGCACCTAATGTAGCTGGTATAACAAAGACATCATCATAAGATACAGTAGAGTCTAGTGTATCTCCATCTGAGTATAAAACCAAATTAGCATCTGTGCCAACACTCTTGATAAATGCAGTTGTTGTATTCTCTCCAAAGTTAGTAGGATAACCAATTAACCCATCCTCATTAACATATATGAAATAGTGAGTTGCATCTAGCACATTATTAACATGCCATCCAACTACATATATCTCGTCATCAACCATACCAGTTATTACAGTCGTAGTACTAGGGAAAGCTCCCTCCGCTAGTATTTCCATTCTGCCATCAACCCAAGTTATGGTAGACTCATTCGTTTTATCCCACCCAGCTAAGTCAGTATCAAATGTACCATTTTGTATCATATTAGCTGGAGCAAAGTCATCCCAATTAGACTCAAGCCCATTAACCAATGTAGCATTAGCACCAATTAGTGTTTCAACCAAGGTAGGATTATTAGCCCAACCATCAGCGATTGGATAGTATCTCCAGTCGTTAGCAGTCTCAGCAAGAATATCAAATATCTGATACTCAGCACTACCACCATGAGTAGGATTACCGCCAATGTATCTAATACTATCTCCATCGACTGTTGATGTAAACTCTATCTCGTGTATCAAGCCATCAGTAGGAACCAATGAACCCGTAGGAACATCAACACCATCCATCTTCATAGTACCTCTAGTCACAGTATAGATATCTACGTGATGTAACTGTGATGAACCACTAGCACTACCAAGCAGTCTAGTAGTTTGAGTAGGTGTTACAGTCGGAGCTATGAACTTAAATGTAATTTTGTCGCCAGTAGAGAATGGTAAGTTTGGTATATCTATACGACATAAGTCAGCGTCTCCACCTAAGTTGTAATACTCTCTTGGAGCTGTCTGTGCAGTAATCTCAGCAACACCTGATACAGTTGTACCAACAGCATTAGTATACTCAGCTCTCATTTGAATACCCATCAGTCCAGCGGTTGATGGTAGTTGATAATCAGGGAAACCATTAGCTCCACCAATATCAACCCAGTTAGCACCGTCAAAGTAAGTCCATAAAATAGTGTCATAGTTTGAACCATTAGAACGCAGAAGAACTGGGTCTCCCTCAGTCACAACTACCTTATCAGTAGGGCTAAGAGTAATAAGTGGTGCTTGTGGAA